GTAACAAAGAACCCAGACACCGGCGAAGCGATTATCCACGACCTTCAGGCAATTCAATTTAGTCCTTCGTGGGATACCGGACCACAGTGGCCACTCATAGAAAAAGGGCCAAAAATACAACTACAAAAGCCAAAGACAAAATCAGCACCCCCCAAGGAGTGGGAGACGGCAATTATCGTACCTGATATACAAATTGGTTTCTACCGAAAATCACTCGATTCATCGGAGCTAGAACCGATTCACGATGAGTTAGCCATAGCCGTGGCGCTAGCAGTCATCGAAGAAATGAAGCCAGACCAGGTAGTAATGGTTGGAGATAACCTTGACTTTGCTGAATTAGGGAAATTCCTTACTGCTGCCCCTTTTAAACAAATGCTTCAGGCTTCAATTGACAGGGCAACCATGTTGTGTGCTCAGGTCCGTGAGGCTGCGCCAAACGCAAAAATCACATGGATTGCTGGCAACCACGAGGCCAGAATGGCTAGATACATCCAGACCAACGCCGAAGCTGCTTTCGGAATTACGCGAGGGAAGTCAAATGACGAACTGCGCGAGGGTTGGCCCGTCATGTCGGTGCCATTTTTGTGCCGAATGGACGAATTTGGCGTCGACTACCTCCCCGGATACCCGGAATCAGCACATTACCTGAACTCTAATCTTGTCGTTGTACACGGTGACAAAGTTGTGTCAAACAACTCGACCACCAAAAAGTACCTAGACAACGAAAGAATCTCGGTGATATACGGACACATCCACCGAAACGAGCTTGCCTACCGCACCTACCGCACGGACCAGGGTCCGCGCACGATTATGGCCGCTAGCCCTGGGTGTCTGTGCCGAGTAGATGGCGCTGTTCCTTCCACGAAATCAGGGATGGATGAATTTGGACGTCCAATTCTCCAAGGAGCCGAGAACTGGCAGCAGGGACTAGGAATAGTCACCTATCAGCCATTTGGTTCTGGTAATGAATGGTTCAATTACGAGCCAATGTGGATATATAACGGTCGAGGAATCCTGCGAGGCAAGGAATATGTTGCCGAATGAGCGACGAAGAGACGTCTAATTACGAAAGATATACAGAGAAAGACCTGTATCGAGATTTAGAAACGCTCCGCAGGGCTGGACTCATTGAAATCGACGGAATACTCGACGATGGTCAATGGCTGTATACCATGACAGAAGAAGGAAGGTCTTTACTAACCAAAACCAATGACCTGAATTACGACGTCCTATCGAATGTCTTTGAAAATATCGAAAAGGTAAATCAAGAAGGCGAAAAATTCTCATGACAACAATTCTGGGCATACAAGGAGAGGGTTTTGCAGTATTGGCTGCCGACACGAGAATAACTTCCTTTCTTGAAGATGGCCCGGCATATCACATGACCACCCTGAGTCAAGGTGTCTCTAAAATTACGACAAATGGCAAATACCTCATTGGTGCTGCCGGAGACCTGCGCGCGATAAACCTTCTTACTCACGCTTTCTCTCCTCCACCTGCTCATCCAGCAGATAGAGGCAAGAAGCTTGACCATTTCATGACAGTTAAATTTATCCCAGCTTTAAGAGCATGCTTCGACCTGCATGGCTACTCTCCCCCAGAGAACAAAGAGAACAAGAATCACAATGCAGAACAAGCCTCATCGCTGCTTGTGGTCATAAATGCAACCATCTACCTAATTGACAGCGATTACTCCTGGCTAACTGACGCATCTGGCCTTTATGCCGTTGGCAGTGGGTCGGACTACGCCCTTGGTGCCGTACATTCACTCGCCGGCGGTAAAAAGCTCTCCGCTATACAGGCAAAAGGCATATGCCTCAAGTCCCTCAGTATCGCGGCGAAGCTCGACCCACACACAGGTTCGCCATATCACACCTACATTCAGACGGCAGAGCCCAAAAAACCAATAGAACAGAAGTAGATAAGTCAATGAGTGAGTCAACATGGACATGGCTTCTCTTCTTCATGGAAATAGTTGGCGTATATGGCAGCTACACGGTTGGAAACAAGCGCTGGCACGGACACATGATTATCGCCCTGCACTCATTCCCCTGGGCAGTTTATTCAATACTGTTTAACAAACCAGGCTTCCTAGCCATGTGGATACTGTGGCAGGGCGTTCACTGGCGGAATATGTACAGGTGGCTACAAGACGGAAAACAAGACCCCGCCTGACACTAATGTTAGATAAATTTATCTGCGGTTGACTCCGCTCGGCCTGACGATTATTACTGGTTACGACGCCGGCCTCAGAGCTGGAAATGAATAGGCCTCATATGCTGGGGAAACAAGGCGCCGCTTAATTCCCTCCACGTTTCTGAATTCCGGATATGGCTAAATCCTATAGAGAGAGTAAAGACAGTAGTAGTAGAACACCTACATCTCGACTGGCGGCGACAGACACTGCCACAAACATATCAACCCAAGCCACAAACATATCAATCCAACACACAATTAACAAAAACTACTAGACAGGCATCCATATATATCAATGGTGTATAAATAGTAGAGGAGAGAATTACATCGTATTTCTCAGGAGAATTGTTTGTCAAACGAAGATATAACACCCCAACAAAAATTACCCAAAAATAGTGCCCAACCATCGCCGGCAATGGATATACCTTTTAAAACTTGGTTTAATGATGCCAGTTGTAGAGGGCAAACCTCACTAATGTTCCCCAAACAACATAAGGACATTACATACATCGCACAAGCACGAGCACTATGCAGAACATGCCCAGTCATCGAAGACTGCCTAGAGTACGCACTAGAGTTTCCGCCGGCCGATATGCATGGAGTCTGGGCTGGACTAACCAGCAGACAACTGGCAGCAGAACAAAGAAGACGAAAAATCAAACCCACAAGACCGACACTTGCCCAAATGTGGGGCGACTAAGTCAGGGACATGCAGCCCATCTAAAGCGGAAAAAACCCAAAAAGTTTCCGCGCCGGGCAGGATTTCGATTTTTTGAAAATTTTGTGGTTGACAAATACCAATTCACTGGATGCGAATATTACAAGTCTCACAAAATTGCATATTATTTAATTGGGTTATTTTTTGTTCGCACTCTTTTAGGCCGCACGGTTGGAGGAGTCGGTCTCCTCTGACATAGGCGAGTACGGTTTCTTGTATGGTGGGGATGGAGTACTGTGCTGAGCCGGCGTCGGGTATGCCTTTTTCGTTTCGGATGAATTCCCAGACGGCGTACAGCATCACATCGTTGACTGCCAGGTTCTTTTTCCGGGCATAGTCAATTATTTCGTTTTTCTGTTTACCCTTCATGCGTACGTTCAGGATGACGTACTTGTCGACGAAGCGCGTCTTCTCTGCGCGCCGGCCCATTAGCTGTCGCGTTCGACTAGGCTTTTAATGTAGTCGGTGAGGGTTAGGTCTACGGCATGGGACTGGGCGATGAGCTTCTCTTTGAAGTCTCTGTTGACGCGCAGGGTAAGTGTGACTACCGGCTTTGTTGGATGGGTGACGGGTCGGCCTGGGTTGCGTTTCACCCAATTGAATTTACTGCAACAACAATGACCTCATTGCAACAACTACAGAAACGATTGAGGCAATTTTATAGGAGAACGGAAATGTACTGTGTGATATTTTCCAAATTAAACTGGAGCACATTATTAGGGGTATAATTTTCAGGAACTCCACAGGGTAACTCCTATTGCCTAATTTTTATTAGGTCATCTTTTTTGTTGGGGGGTCTGGCACAGCATACTTGTCTCCCTCTACAGTTGCGAGCACCTTCTCGTACATTGCACAGAATACGTTTCGGTCTGCATTGGTGTGGAGGTTGTAGGCAGTCTGGCCGAGGGCCTTGACTGTTAGGGTCATGACTTCTGACGCTGGGATGGATGGGGGCATGCCAGAGTTGACCTCCTGGGTTAGGGTCAACCATTTACCCCAAGCAGTAATGGGGTCATCGAATGGGGGTATTTTTGTGGTGGCATCTATGGTGAGTCTTCTGAGCTTGCCTGGCCTGGGGAGGAACTCGTCTACTACCGCCAGGTTTCTGAAGATTCGTTTGACGTCTGACGCCTCTAGGTCGTGCAACATCTCGTACCATGCATTGAGGGTGGCTTTGACCTCCGCCTCCCCATGAGGCATCTCTGTCCTGTAGGTGGCATACACCTGGTCCACTAGCTCGACTAGCTCATCTTTGGTCATTCGTTTATCCAGTTAGATTTAGCTGAAGTTGTTGGGTTGTCATTCATGTCTAAGAACTTCTCCACATGGTCGGCATCTCTGAAGATGAGCGATATGTCATTATAGGCAGTCTTGGACTTGTTCTTCCCCATATGGAAGTCAGACAGCGCACAGCCATCGATTGCCTCCTTGCAGCCTTCGACGCTATATACAGCTATTGCCCATCTGAGGTCTCTCTCCCGCTTGATATCAAGCTGGGCACGCTTCTTACTCATGACATCTTTCCAGTAGACGAAGACTTCCATCACCAGAGGGAACGCTACTTTCTTACCGATTTCTATTTTGCTCTTATTGTGGACGTTGGGTCCTCGAGAATTTTTATCAGCGCTCATATTTACCAATCTA